ATCCTCAATATACGAGCCTAACCGTTCCTTATCCGGCAGACAGAGCCGGGTGTGGCGGTATGCGTTACCCAAATTCTCGGTGCTGCCGTAACAAAACAGGCGCGTCGTTATACCTGCGTTATTCACGTTTTGCCGCTCCAACTGGTAGAGCCCTTTGTTCTTGCCGTACTGTAACTTAAATTCGTGGACGATGCCAACGCTGTTGCCGATGTTTAGTACGCGGGTGCTTCCAGAAATAGTTACGGTAAACTCTACGTCGTATTCACTGCAGGCCTCCTGCAAAACCTGCAAACAGTTCTTAGTGCCTACGCTCATATTCTTGTACGCCGTATTGCCTTCCGTGGTGTTCTTAATCTCCCACGTCGTAGCCCCTACGCGCTTTATATTCCATATAAGCGCGTCCAACAATCCCGCCAAATCGGTATAAAGGTAGTCGCCGTAAGTATTTTCGGGCATCTGAAACTGTATATCCAACAGTTCGTATTGCATGCCCTCCAGCTCTAACTCGTATTCGTAGTTACGGGTACCTAACTTTTTAATCGCTGGCAACTGGTTCAACTTATACGGTTTCCCGTAAACGTTAATAGTGTCGCCGATAATGAAGTTTAACGGCGTGGCTGAAACCACGGAAAGGCTTAACAAATCGTCGGAGAGCAAAGCCATCTTTTGGGTGGCTTTGGTTGCTCCGCTTACGTTCTTACGGCTGAACAGTTCAAAGCTGGTGCCGTCTTGGTGTACTACTGTTATTTGATTCATTATTCTGCGTCTGATGAAGGAAGGAAACTACTTGGTTCGGGTTCGTTTAGCTTGATGGTGAAACGGCCTACCACCTTGTTGCCGCCCCATGTGCTGTAGGGGTCGCTCATCTCGGTGATGTAAACGTCGTATTCCATCGTTACGGTGCCTATAGTAACGCTAAGCGTGTGGAGCCCTGCGCTTGTCAAAAGCCCAGCTACCTGCCCCGCCTTAACTCCCACGTCGCCCCCGCTGCTGCCGGAGGCTATGCACTTAAGCGTAATTTCCCGTTCCTCGTATGTCGGCTTTGCTGTGTCTATTATCTTACCGTGATGCTCCGGCCAATCAATCGAAACGGGCGTTTTACGCTTAGGGACGGAAAACAAACCGGATGCTTCCTCAACGTAAACGCCGAGTTTGCTTAGGTCTGTTCCGTCGATGCTATATGTTACACGCGCTGCCATACTACTGTGCCGCTTGTTTCAAAATCTGTAAGTTCTTCCAAAACGCCGGCTACTATGACATAGTAAATACCGGCTTCGTCGTAGGTGTGCGAAAGCGTTACTTCGCCGTGGACGCTCTCGATCTCGCTTTGGTCTCCCCATGAAACGGAAATCAGTTTGTTGGAATTGAAGGAAACGTTTACTTCGCTGCCCCTAACGCGAATAACGCGCTTCACGGGGTCGGGCTCCTTCACCTTCAAACTAAACGTTCCAATCATCAAATTTTCGTGCCAACGCTTTTCGTGGGCTATTCCTTCTTCACAAAACACGTCGTAAACGAGCGGCTTCGTAGGATGGAAATCAATCATAAGGCGTTGCGTCCCCTCCCTGTCGAAAATGTCGTAGAAGGCGCGCAGCTTGTTCACGAAATCCATTTTGCCGCTGGCCTTCAACCAACAATTAAGCGTTATTTCGCGCTGCTGGTAACGCTTGTCCCGCAGGTCTATCATGCGGCCGTGGTAATTGTCATTCTCAACCTCCGGCGGTGTCTTAAGGCTTGGCAAATCAACCACGCCCGTACTGCTTTCTACGCGGATGCCAAATTCCCTAAAGTTCACGCCGTCGATGTAATATTCAACAGTGCGTTTTTCTTCGCCGCTAAGAATTTCGTTTATTTCGTCGTCGGATAAAACGGTGTCGAAAATCTTAACTTCGTCCATGTCTGCTACGGCGTATTCGTCGCTATAAATGTCTTGCAAAAGCGAAATACCCGTAAGGGTGGCCGTGAGCGTGATGCTGCCCTCTAAGGCTCCGTCCACGTATAGGCTGACGCTGGAGCCGCTTTTCTTAATAGCGACAAACCCCCACGTCCCGGCCAAAGCGTCAGTCCATATAACCTGGCTTCCTTCCAATTCTGCCGTATTGCAAAACAAACCTAACTTCGTGCCTGTGAAACCGTCGGCCAACGTTGAAGGCTTCACCCACGCCAAAATAGTAAAGTCGCCGCTAAGGTCGAGGATATCTTGGTCTATCTCGGCCTTGCCGGTGCCTTCAAAGTGTATGCAGTTCCCGCTCTGTCCTGCTACAAACGTAGCGTTTTCGACGGTCGCGTTATACCCGTTGCCGCTGATGTCTGCGGCTTCTGTTGCTCCGTTGTTTTCGTTAAACGGTATGTTCAATAATTCTGCCATGTCGTTTATTTGTTTATGATTTTTATTCTTGCTAAGCCTGTCGCCTGGTGCTGTAATGCTCCGCCGTGAAGAAACACACTAACGCGCGCCAAACCGTCTGCCTGTACAATCACCGCCGCGCCTTTTGCCACGTCCACGCGCAAAACGGCGTTATCGTGCGCGCAGATCCTAACCGCCGAGCCCGTGCGCGCCCAAACCTGCGCTACTGCAAAACTACTAAATTCCGCAGTACCTAACGCCCCTTTGTATGCTACCAAATTTCGCGGGTTTTTCACGTCGAATTTTTCGCCTTCGTAAATATGGTAGTGCCGGCGTATGTCGTCGAACTCACGGCGCAGCGGCTCGCTGGGGTAATCGTTATCTACTACGAAATCCAGCCCGCCAAAGAAAAGGGCTAAAAGCCTTTCTTTGCTCTGCGCCTGTAGTATATGCTTGTACCAATCTTCGCAAATGCCCGCCGCCTTTGCTTCGGCGGCTAAGGCCTTCTTCAACTCTTTAAATTCCATGCTCTATGTCGTTATACCCTGCCCGCGCAGCCCGTCATCGGCCGGTGTGCTTAGGTAGTTAATAATCGAAACCAAACGCGCCGAAATCACGCCTAACGAATTGTCCATATTGCTTAGGTGCATCAGCTGTTCCCGGAAAACGGCTAACGCCGTAACTTGGTTCATCCTAACGGCGTTCATCTGCCCGGCCAACAAATCTATACTTTCCTGGCTGGCTGTCTTAAGTGCGCCGCTTAAGGTGCTGGGGTCGCTATCCTCCAACCCGTCGAAAAGGTCTTGGTAAACCTTCATCGCTTCGTTGAAGTTCGCGCCCGCCTGCTGTACCGCGTCCTTAAATTTCTGCTGTTCCTCCGCCGTAAGGCCGTCGAAGGTGCCGTTACCTTCTTCGTCGAAACCCATATCACGCTGTAGCTGCTGGATGGCCTGCTGCAGGGGCTGTTCCAAAAATTGGAGCTTAAGGGCGTTTTTAACGGCGGTGGCTAATACGTCTTCGGCTACCTCTCCGAACGCTTCCGCCGCGCTGGTGCCTTCCTCCCACGCTTCTACGAGCGCGTCGGCCAAATTGTTTGCCAAATCCCCGGCGGTGGTCTGCGTTACGCTCTCGGTTATTGAGTCGATGATGTCCTGTATTGAACGGGCGTTTTCCGCTATCTGTTCTTCGTATTCCGCTACCGCGTCCCAATCGGTTTTTTTCTTCTCCTTCTCTTTGGCTATCATCTGCTCTAACTCCACATTTTGGGCGCGAAGGTTCTTAATTAACGCCTTTTGGTTCGTATAGACGTTTTCACCGAGAGACTTCTGTACCTCGTAATTAAGGGCGTTATACGCCGCTTGTAGTTTCTTAACCGTCTTGGCGTGGTTCGCTATCTGCTTTTCCAGCTTCTTGTCGCCGTTTATCCAACTTACCAACTTGGGCAAACCGTCGGTTACGCCGCCGATGATGGCTCCCCACCAGCCGCCCCAGGTTTCGGCTCCCTTTTCGGCTGCTTCAAAGTTGCCTATAATGTCGTCGGCTGCGTCTGCTGCTGTCGCTAAAGCTTCGTTCCCGGTGGCTTCGGCGAGGCTGCGCATGCTGTCGGTTATACTCTTGAAACTGTTTGCTAAGCCGCTGCCGGCCTCCATGACCTTTTGGAAGTTCTCGCCGTTAAGCTCTCCTATAGCTCCTACCTCCTTGTCGAGCAAAACGTTGAGCTTGTTAAGCGTTTCCGTTTCGTCTATCGAAAGGCCTAACGTTATTTTCTTTCCCTCCAGTTCCTGGATGCGGCGTTTAAGGTTATCTATATACGTCTGACCTTCACTAAGAAGGCTTGCAAATTCTTCTTTCGCCGCTGCTGCCAGCGTTTTGTCGCCGCTCTGTATGGCTTCCGTATATTGCTTATACTGCTTCTTCTTTTGAAGAAGGTTTTTAATAAACGGGTCGTCGCTGTTAAGCAACTTATTAGCCTTCATCGTGCGGCTGAGCTCTTTAAGGCTCTGCTTCAATACTGAGAAGGGGTCGCTATTCTTTAGTTCTTCTTCCGCCTTCTCCAGCTGCTCGTTTATGGCCTGCAAATCCGTTGGGCTGAGGTTCGCGCTAAGCTCTATTTTGTTGGCGTTTATTTCCTCAATCAAACGGCGGATGGTGTCCTTCGACAGCTTGGAAAGGTCGCTAAATAGCTGGTTCCAACTGTCGGAGGCCATGAGCTTCTCTGTGGCCGCCTTGCTTAGTTCCTGTTGCTCGGCCGCGTTAATCTCGGCCAGCATTTGGTAGTTCTCGTTCTTTTCCGCTAAAGCGCGTTCCTCGCTATACTTTTCGTGTATGTCTGATATTTGTTGCTGGTAGCTCTTATAACGTTCCAGCATCTCGTCGTACTGCTCGCTGTCGCTTTGCTTGGCGTACTCCTTCGCTTTCTTGTTTAGCTCGTCGAGGGCTGCCTGTGCCGCCTTAATCTGTGCGTCGCTGGTATTCTCCGAATTAAGCACGGCTTTAAGTTTTTCGAGCTCCTCCGTACCCTCAACCGTAAGCCCTACGGTCATCTGCTTCTTTTCCAAATCCGCTATCTTCCGGCGGAGCATGTCTAAATAGCTGGTACCGTCTTTAAGAAGGTCGGCGTAACGCTGCTTTGCCGAGCGTCTAATCGTTTCGTCGTCGCTTTGCACCTCCTGGGCGTATTGCTCGTATTGCTTCTTTTTCTCCAATATTCCGGCGATGTATTCGTCGTTCGTGTCTATCTCCTTCGCCTTGATCATATTAGTAAGAAGTTCGCGCTTACGGGCAAAACTTTCTTCAAACTGTAAACGTTCGTTTTGGTATGCGGCGTATTGCTGGAGCAGCTGTTCTGTCTCCTGTTTCGCCTGCTTTATCGCTGAGTCCTGTGCTACGCCCAAAATCTTTGCCTTGCCGGTGTCGAGCTCGCTGTTGTCGCCGCTTAGCTCCTTCCGGGCGTTTGCTATTACTTCCAGCTGCTGGCTTAGGGTCTTGCACTCGGAAAGCTGTTGGTTCAGCTGGTTCTCGAAATCGGACAAAACGGTTTTCTTGGTCTGCTCCGCTATTTCCGCGTTTAGCTTGGAAAGGTTCTTTAGGTCGGTGGCTGTCTTGTTGGCTTTGCCCTCAATACCCGCGCGTTGCTTTTCCAAATAATCTATATAGCTGGTGCCTTCGGCCAGCAGTCCCTTAAATTCTTCGGCCGCTGCCGCCCTTACCGTCGCGTCTTCGCTCTGTACCCATTTGGAGTACTGCGCGTATAGTTCTTTTTTCTTCTTAAGATTTTCGGAAAATTCGTCTTTGGTGGTTCCTCCACCGCCGCCCGTCTTCTTCCCGGTCTTCTTCCCGCTGCCGGTGGCTTTGTACTCCATCGCCGAAAGTTCCTTTTGCTTCGCTGCCAACTTCTTACCTATTTCGGTGCGCTCCGCCTGTGTGCCGGCTCTGTCGTACTGCTGTTGCAAAGCGTTTACTTCCTTCTTTACTGCTTGCACGCTGCCGGCGATGGTCTTTTGGGCGATATCGCCTAACTTCTTTAGCTCGGCGTTGCTTTCCTCCGTAAACCCTACTTGCTTGTTAATATATTCGTCGCCAGCCTTCTTGAGGTCGTCGGCTTCCTTCTGTAGCTTTTCCTTCTTGGTGTTTTTAACTTCTATATAATAGCCGGCTCCGCCCATACCTGGTACGTACTGCTGTTTCGTGTCGCTCTGCTGGTCTGCTTCGGCCTGCTTCTTGAGGTATTCTTCGTATTTCTCGGCGGCTATCTTTTGGGCTGCCAACGCCTTCGCTTTTGCCATGCAAGAATTAACGAAGGCCTGCGTATTGGCCTGCAAAAATTCTTCTGCCTGGCGTGCGCTGTTTACGCTAACGCCCAAATCGTCGAAACGGTCGGCGTTATCCTGTACCCACTGTTCGCGGGTCTTAAGGTCGTTCGACAAATTCAGCCACTCGGCGCGCAGTTCCATGTATGCTGCCAACGGTTCGCCGGCCGCCCTCGCTACCTCTGCGTTAAATTCTTCCTGCGTTTTCCTGGCTTCTTCCTGCTTGCTGCGCATCTTCTCTATAGCTACCACTATAAGGGTAATCGCTGCCGAAAGGCCTAACGTTAAAGTAGCCATCAACGCGGCCGCCGCTGCTGTGGAAATGCTTAACGCAGCCGCTAAACGGGTGTTTGCGGCTGTTAGCAAATCTTTCGCCTTTGCCACTGCCACGAGCTGGAAGGCACTGTTTTTGTTTAGCTGGGTATATGCCGTTTGCAAAGCCATTGTTATGGACATAATAGACTGCACCTTAACCATGACTTTTTGCAGATTTTCGTTTTCGCCGGCAAATAGGCCTATAGCTCCGGTTACGGCCTGGTAGCTGCTCGTTACCAACGTCAAACCGCCGATAACGGCCTGGAAGTTCCTATTAGGGTTTGCCAACGCCTTTTGCTGCTTGTTCGCGCTGGCCATTGCTTGTGCTAAACGTACTACTTCGGCCTGCTGCTTTTCGTAGGCTTCCGTACCGCGTTGGCCGGCGCGCTCCATCTCCATGAGCTCGTTTTTGGCCTTCGCTAATTGTGTCCTAATACTAACGTGTACGTTTTCCTGTTGCTTCGCCTGGTCGTACTGACGTTTCGCGCTGGCTTCTTGCGCGTCTAATTCTCCGAACGCCTTGCTTATTTCTTGTCCTACCTTTTCGTATGCGCTAATTTGGCGTTCTATTTCTTTGGTCTGTTGCTGCATCAAAGCCATCGTCCGGTCGTCGCCTGTCGCCCATGCCTGGTCGCGCGCCGCCTTCGTTTCCTCCAACTTCGCGCGCAAATTATCCATCGTCTGCGTCCATGCTATATCCACTTTGTCTAATTCCGCGCGGGTCTTGGCTATGCCCTGCGTTACCTGCTGGAAGGCTGCGTCTATGTCGCCGCCCCCCGTCTTAAGCGAGCCGGTAAAACCCTGCATGGCGCGCTTGCTTTGCTCCAAAACCCTAATTAGGGATTCGTTGGTCGCTCCTATCTCGAAATGTATGCCGCCGCCTGTTATGTTCATATCGCTGTGCTATTCTAAATTCTGTAACAATTTCATGACCTCCCCGGCGTTGTCGTCGGTTAAAACCATTGAGTTATCGCCGGCTTTCTCCAATTCCTCAACGCCTGGCGCGTCGATTAACATCCTTTGCACTGTTCCCCACGGTATGCCGTGCAAAAGGTAATCTAAAGTCCACCCAAAGTGCGCGCAAACTGAACCCCGCCGCCCGTGTGGACTTTTTAGCCCTGTTGCTCTATAAGATGCGTCGGGTCGCTTGTGCGTGTTGCGCTCATCAATCTTATAGAGTTCGTAAAATCCCCTAAGTTGCTGACGTTCGTAATTAGTACGGCCAGCGTGAAAAGCTCGGAGGGTTTTACGCTATGGAAGAAAAGCGAAGTAAGGTTTTCCAACGCTTTTTTATCCTCCTTGCGCTGGTAGTAACCGCCTTTCTCCGTTACGGTGTAATAGTCTTCGCCTAACACTGCCACGGCTACCGCTTCGGCCAGCCGGTGGCTCTCTTTGTTGGCCAGCGTCTTCGCTACGCGCAAATAGTCTTCGTCCTGTAGCTTCGTTTCGTCTATCTCCATTTGTAGCCAAAGCGCGCTAAG